GCACGACATAGATTCGACCCCCGACCACTTCGGTCCCCGTGATGTGGACGACATCGAGGTCGTTCAGCGTCCCGCCCGTTGGGCTGCTCAGGCTGATCTGGCCCGGGTTATTGAATGAGTTGGTCGCGCTGATGAGGGTGGATGCCGTCAGTGGGTCCGTGTTCGGATACCCGGACACCTTGACCGTGTTCCCGCTCTTGAGTTCCGTTAGGTCGGGACCACCCGCGTCCTCGTCGGATGTCAGGGTGAGTTCCCCGATGGACGTACCGAAGATGGCAGCGACAACGTCCGCGACGGCGGATATGTTCGTGCTCACCTCGACGAAGTCCGGCGACTGGTCGAAAAACAACTGCCCGTCCGCCCAGACCTTGAGCACACGACTGATGGGACCCTTGCAGATTTCGAACCCGCAATGGACGAAGGACTTGTAGACGATGAACTCCGTACCGCTTCCACCCTTGCCGCCGCCCGAGGTCGTATCTTTGACCTCGCGGATCTCACTCTTCCAGACCAACGTCGCAGGAACCCGGACCGTCTTCCCGTAGACGCGATTTCGCGGGGTCCCGTCCAGTTTTTCATTCACCGCAACCCCACCAAGCCGCGGCCCCTCGGTGGGTTCGGTCGGAAATAGGGCCGGGAAGAGGAACTGCGAGTCGATGAGGCCAGCGCCGATCGTTATAGCCAGGCCAAGAGGGAAGGGAGCCGCCGCGCCGACGACACCAGTGGCAAACCCGCTCGAAAACGCCGCGCTGGTGATGGACGGTAGGATCAGAGAAGCCACTTTACGCCTCCTTGTATCTCCAGACGCTATGAATGGACCGGGACCATCGCGGAGAGAGTGGCTCCTCGCGAACGGCCCCGCGGGTGTAGCGTCCCCATGCGTGTATCATCGTCAGCGGCGCGAGCTTGGAGACGATGCAGGCATGCCAGGTCGCCCGCCCTCGCTTGAAGACGACGATGTCCCCCCGCATCGGCCGCTTCGTCTCGAGCATCTCGCAGCACGAGCTCAGGCAGCGCATCAGCACCGACCCGTCCGTCTCCTTCGGATAGATCGGCTCGTCCACGACCGATCCGCCGATCTCCTTCCCCACGCAGGCGAGCAGGCCCACGCAATCAATCGCGCCGCTCGGACCCGGGGTTCGACCGAGGTGGTGGAACGGTGTACCGACCATCCCACGGGCAGAGCGGACGATCGCGTCGGCGGTGATGGCACTCATCGCCTCGGGGTCTCCAGTTGCGACGTGGCCTTGGGGATGTGGGGGTGGCCGCGGTAGTTGGGGCCGTTGGAGAACTTCGTGACGCAGTCGAGCATGTACCTCTTACGGCACCCCGGCTTGAGCGTGAACGTGTCGCTAGTCTGGATGACGAAGGGCAGCTCGTTCTCCAGGACGATGCTGCGCGTGGCGGACGTGTACGACTTGATGACCGAGAGCAGGCCCGTGTTATCCCCCGTCTGCCAGCGGATTTCACCATTCCCGAAGTAGTCGTCGACGTACGACCCGGCGACGTCCGTCGAGTTGGCGTCGAATTCCCTCCGTATCTGCGAGCCCAGCGAAGCAATGCGGACGCCGACCAGGGTGTCCGCGGAGATGTCCGCGAGGCACCGTGGGCCGCCCAACTCGACGGGGCAGGAAACGGTGATGAGCTCGCCGACCCGGCGCTCGAGGCGGTTCGCGATCCCCACGACCTCGGTCTGCCACGCATCGGCATCGTATTCGGTTCGGTCGATCCAGTAGGTCCGGCGGGTGATGGGCGTACTGAATGGATGGTCGTAGTCGATGACCATCTCTTCCACGCGGGCGTCGTTGAACTTGCCAGCTCGCAAGTCCTCCGTCGTCACCATCGCCGAGTCGATGACGCCGTCGAACGAGACCGTGGACTCCTTTAACCCGGACTCTGCCCTACGCGCCGAGGCGTTCACGCCGCTCGACGGGAGGAACGTCTCGCCCTCAAATAGGATCGGCTCGTTCGCGTCCGTGAACACGAACACCGTCCCGTCCATACGAGTAATTCGCCAGAGGGTCGCGAGCCGTGCGAGGTCTTTGCGGACCCCGTCCGCTCCCATCGCCTCGGCGAAGGTGGGGCCCTCATAGATGCCGATGTCGCTCGGGGAGGTTCTGGTCTTGCCGTTCCAGTCGGTCGAGATGATGTCCCGCACGTTCGCGCCCACGTTCAGCGCGGGGGATCCGGCCTTCAGCCCGAAGTGTTGGTTGGCCGGGTCAACCCAAAGCGACGCCCCGGTAACGCTCGTCTGCGAACCCGGCCCGTCCGCCGAGGAGTCGCTCGAGATGTTCGACTCCTGGACCGCGGCGGAAACAGCGGGGGCCACAATGATAAAGTCGTCGGTGAGCGAGTCGATTCCTATGCAATTGACGAGGCGAATGCGGTCGGCCCTGAGCCCGTTTCTGAAGCCGTACCCGGTTGCGGCGTTTCCGTCCATCCCGTACGCGATGCAGTGGTAAGCGCCCGATCGGACGCAGTCCGAGAACACAATGCCCCGCGTCAGACCATTAGTGCTGTTACCCGCCCCGCGTAGGAGCAGGTTCGAGTAGATGGCGTCCGATGAGTACGTCTGGATCCCAATGTTTGTCGAGCCCGTGCCCGAGGTCATCGTGAATTCGCAGGCATCCACCCGAACCGCGTCCCCGGTCACGCGAAGGACTCGGCGCGACGACGCGCTGGTTGAGCTGTTCTCGAACTTGATCCCCTCAATGCGGAAGAAAGGCTCGAACACGTTGAGCACCATCAGGAATTCGGTCCCCCCAACGGGTGCCGACCGGATCCAAACGCCTTGCCCTAGCCGCGGGTTCCAACGGTTGAACGAAGTCGCCGAGTCGGCCGCTGACCGAAGGACGCGGTAATGAAGCGCGTCCGTAACCGTCCTCGAGGCGAGAAGCGTGGTCGTCCCGATGTCGTTCACGGCCTGGTCGTCGTTGTGAACCTCACCGACAATTATCAGGTTCAGGTGGTTGAGGTTCAGGTTGCGCGTGGCGTTCAGGAACGATTCAACCGAGAAGTGCTGGCGGTTGTTCCCTGGCCCGATCGATTGGACGTGGGTCGTCGCGCCTTCCGTGGGCGGGCTAGACACGGACTCGTAAGGCCCCACACTCCAGGTGTTCGCGCCCCCTCGAGGATTGCCGTCGATGTCGTACAGCATCTCGTCGCCGCTGAATTCGGCACCCGTGAACAGGTACGAGAGGATCTCCCTGTCGTCGAACCCCTTGTCGCGGAGACCGCCCGCCGTCTTCATCCTCAGATCCCAGGAGGTCTTCGACGCCCAGATCGCGGTCGAGTGGCGGAAAACCTGGGAGTGCGTGTCGGGCGCATCGTTGTCGTCCCCGTTGATGCCCAGGTAGTTCACATTCGCGCTATTGTCGGACGAGACGTTGTTCGCGTACCTGGAGAGCGTCCCGCCGATGTCGTTCGCGGTGACGATCTTGCTACCGACCGCCACGCAGTTGATGACCTCGGGACCGGCCAGTCCATCGTTCGCCGAGTTCGCGACGGAGAATATCCCGCCTGGGGTTGTCGCCCGCGTGAAGTCGTACGCGGCACAATTCCACGTCCCATGCGGTGGGGTGCCGACTGCTGTCGATGCCGTTCGGCCAGAGAACGAGTCATAGAAGAACCCGAACGCCGCGCCCTTCTCGAGCAGCGACCCCTTCGCGATGCAGTTCAGGAAGACCACGTCTTCCGCAAGGTCCCCAGCGCTCGGCCCTTCGACCCACCAGCAGTAAAAGGTCGGGCCATCCGCCCAGTTGCGCCCGCCACCCTCCTCGCAGATCGCGGTACTGTTGCGAATGACGACGCCCGACCCGGAGACCTTGCAGAGCGCCCGCACGTCCGACGCGCCCGCAACGGGTTGCCGACTCCAGTCGGAGATCAGCCCGATGCCGGTCAGCCGAAAGAAGTCCTCCGCGATGTGGATGCCGTTCTGGTTGCCCGCTGACTCCGACCACTTGACGTGGATTCGCGGCCCGGTGTTATCCCAGGGACGGTAGGAGTGTTGGCCCGCCTCGGGAGTCTTGTCCACCCGCTCCCCGCCATGCACCAGCTCGCGGTAGCGGTTGAAGTCCCGCGTCCCCCCGCCGCCGAGGGATGCGTTGAGCATGTCCACCGAAGTCGAGTCGATCTCGTACTCGTCATTCAGAAGGACGCCCCGCGTTATACGGTCCAGCGTGGCCAGGTCGTCGGTGTCGGTGGCGTCAAGCCATGCCTGGATTGTCGCGTGCGTCCCGAGGTATGTGTCCGTGGACCCGGTTACGGGTTGGTACGCCGTCGCGGACTCGGCCTGCTCGAACTGCACGAGACCGAAAAATGTAGACAATTGGCTGGTGGGCGAACTGTCGTCCGGGGCCATTTCCACGCGGTATGTACCGCTCGCCGTCGTGCTCAGGGTGACCTGCACGCGCCAGAGCCCCAGGTTGTCGGAGGTGCTCGCACCTGACTCGTCGGCCCCGGGGATGCGCTCGATGTGATACCGCCCGCCCGCGAGCCCCGTGTCCGTGAAGGACTTGAACGCGCCCGTGATGGGGTTGAAGTGTAACGCGGACCTCTCGGCGGTTACGAGTTTCGTCAAGTATATCGCGCAGGATGGCGAAGTGTCCCCGCGCACATACGCCGACCATGTGTACTTCGTTCCAGCCGACACCGCGAAGTCGTGATAGAGGCTAACCTCCACCGCGGCCTCGTCGTTGACCCGCTCCAACGAGTACGTCCCATCCGGTCCGTAGGCGGCATTACCGGTGACGCTAGCCGTAGACGATTGGAGCCAGTATGAGGACTCAGCCATGTTCTCGGTGTATCGCGCTAGATTCCGCGCTGCGACGCCGATGGTCTCCGTGTGGATGACGACCACTACAGCACCGCCCAGCGAGTAAAGCGAAACTCAGCCGCGCCCGCGTTGTCGATCTTCCCGACGATGAGCGCCTGGTTCGTCAGCAGCGTGATGGGCGACCCGAGGACCCCGTCCGAGTCGTCAACGTCGAACGAGTTCGCGCCGTCGTTCGCGATGATCCGAACGAGCACCCCGTAGGGGATATCCACGTTCACCGCCGTCGCCAGCGTCACCGTCAGGCCGGTAGTCGTCGCGGTGTACGCGACCAGCCGGGCGGCACGCTCCCAGTACAGCGTCGCATTCGCGCCGAAACTCTCTGCCCTCGAGCCCCCGTACTGTTCGACGGGTAGCATCTTACGTCGTCACCGTGGCCGAGAAGGCGATCCATGTATTCGTCGAGCCCGTCGTGCGAATGCCGACCAAGGCCCCAACGTCCGCAGCGAGGGAGAACGAGAGCGACCCCGTCTCCCGGTCACGGAAGTCCAGCGAGTTGGTTCCGTGCCCGTTGTGGAAGTGGAAGATCGGCCCCCCACCAGGCAGGTCCGCAATCGCCGGCAGGATGACGTACTTGCTCGCGGAGTTCGGAATCCACGTCACCATATGCCCGAACGCATAGTCGTAGATCGTGTGATCCGTGACGATCTGCGTAGAGCCGCCACCCCGGAACGGTTGCTTCGGGGTGGCGGCATTTCCCACCATCTCCACCAGAGGGATGTCGGGGATGTTCCCCGACTCGAAACGATCCAGGGAGATATTCAGGAGCGAGTCCAGGGACGCTCCGAACTGAACGGGGACGTGGAACTGGCACCCGGCCGTGATGGAGACGCCGACGCCCGGGGCCGTGACGAACGAGACGATGCCCGTCGATGCGTCGAGCGTGTAGTGCGTCGTAACCGTCTGGGGCGTCCCGTCGAGCGCGACCACCACCGACCCGGCGATGGGCTTCTCGATGTTCCGCGTGTGCGTCGTCGTGCCGACCGTGTACGTCTTGACGAGCTGGAAGTTCTTCAGCGTCCCGTCGCCCGTACCGATGACCGCATCCTCGTCGTCGGGTGCTGACCTCCCATCGAGCGCCGTCGTCCAGTCGAAAATGTCCTGGTAGCGGAACCCGCTCGAAAGCCCGCCGACCGCCAAGTACAGGTTGTGGACCGTCCGCAGGTCCGCGTACTCCCTCACACCATACCGGACGTTGTACGTTCGCCGCTCACGGGGCCAGCGCGAGATCGTCTGGATGTCCCCGGCGTCACCTTCGAAAACGTGGTGACGGAACCCCGGGCCACCCGAGGACCCGCGGGAGATGTTCGTCGGGAAGATGATGTCTTCGATGAACGCCATCTATTTACCCGCCCGCCAGAACTCCCGAAGTTCGTTCTGCGCCTGCCTCGTCGAGCGGCGCATACCCTCGTCGTAACCGCCGCCGCCGCCACCGGATACCGTGATGTTCTGGGTCAGGGTGAACGACCCGCCGCCGCCGCCCCCAACGGACCGCACGCCGAACTCCCCGCTGGTCGGGTCCATCTTCACCGGCAGGAACGCCTCCTTCCCGGCCTCGCCGAAGACCCCCGGCCCGTCACGCGTATTGAAGAACGTCGGACCGTTGGCGATGCCGCCTCGGGCGAAAGCCTGCACCTGGTCGATGCCGCCCTTGGCGCGCACGCCAATGTTCCCCGCGATGCCGGGAAGGAACGTGGCGAGGGTCTGTTCAGAGATACCAAAAGCCGACGTGATGGTCTTGAACGCGAGCACCTGGAGCTGGGCGGCGATGAAGTCGGCCACGATCTGCTGAACGACTCGCTTCGACGCCTCGCGCAAATCACCGAACCCAACGATTGCGCCTCCGATGGCCCTGGACATTCCCACGATCCCATCCTCTGCGGCGACCAGGCTAATTCTGTTCGCCCTCTCCGCGGCCTCGGTCTTCTCGAGGGCCGCCGCCAGTTTCTCCTCCCCTTCCGCAGCGTCAATCGCGGCCTTGCCCTGCGCAGTCAGGGCAGCGTTGAGCGCGAGCGTGTCGATGTAGACCGTCTCCGTGATCTTCTGCTCGGTATATAGGGTGAACAGATACTTGGCGTGAGCGTCACCCGCGAGCTGTACTTGGTTCTTCTGGTCCTCGAACGAGCGTCCGAGTTTCTCTCTGAGTTTGTCCGTCTCCTCCTGCCCAAGCGCGAGTTGATCAAGGAGTTTCTTGTTCGCGACCGCCTTGCTGAAGTTCGCGGCCGCCTCTTTCCCCGCGTTCAGTTTGTCGAGGAATTCCCCCAGCTCCTTATTCGCCTCCTCCGTTCCCTTCGAGTAGTCGGCGAACGGGTCCTCGATCTTCGTCGCCTCTTTCCCGGCCTCGATGAGCGATGCGCCGAGCAGGTCCACCCGGCCCTTGAACAGGTTCACGAAGAACGGGTCCAGGCGCAGCCGGTTGAGCGTCTCGGTTAGGGAGTCAATGTCGCGATCCGCAATCCCGGCCTGTTCGGACAATTCCCCCAAGGCACCGACGAATCCCTTGCCGATCGTCGTGGCCCCCTGGAACGCCACGCCCGTTGCCTCGACGACCTTCTCGAGTCCGCCGAACTTGTCCACGGAATCAAGTACGACCGGGATGAGTTGCGCCCCCATCTCATCTCGAAGGTCCCGCAACTCCCCCGCGAGCCGCTTTGATTGGTTCTCGAACGAACCGGCGGTTCGCGTCGCGTCGCCCAGGGCGTCCTTCGACTTTCGAAGGAGTAGGGACATGCGGAGGGCGGCGAGTTCAGTCTCGTTCAATTCATCGACGGTCTTGCCAAGTCTCTGATTCAGCGCCTCGGCCTCGAGGTCCACCTGCCGCATCGTGATGCCGAAATCCAGCACGGCTCGGGCGTTCCCGACGAGGGCGGACTGGAATGCCTCCACCACCTCGGCGTCTAGCCGGTTGTTGAAACTCGCCACGTCGATCGCGGCCTCGGTCAGGGTGGTCGAGAACTCGGCGGCCGTCTTCCGCGCCACGCCCATCGGAACGAGTGTGTCCTGGAAGCGCGACGCGAACTCCTTCAGTTCGACGTTGCTTCGACCGATGCGCTCCCCCATTTCCGTAAGCGCGGCCGATACGATGGGGGCTTCGTTCTTGAATACGGCTTGGAACTTACTGCGGATCTCGTCGGACGCCGACGCCGTCTGGAGGAACTCCTTGTTCAGCGAGATCACGCTGCGGACCAACCTCGCTCCAAGTGCGGTACCGGCGATCGCCGCCGCGCCCGCGCGCCCAATCAACGCGGCCCGGCCAGCAGACACCGACGATGTGAGCCCCGCCACGGACTTACCCGATGCCGTGGCCTGCGCGGCTACGCTCGCGAGCGCGGCCTTCGCGGCATCCGCCCCGGTCTTCGCGTCGCTGGCGTCGATTGCGATCCTAATCGCCACTAGACGCCAGCTCCTCTATCGCGGTCCGGTGCCGCTCCTCCGCATCCACCACCACTCGGAACACGTCCGCACGTCGCTCGTCGTCCCGAACGCCGTGGATGTCCAGCCAAGCCAAGACATCGGGAGCCGTGATCGAGTCGGCCCCCCGCAGTCGTTTGAGTTGCATCCATGCGTTCCAGGGAAGCCGGTCGGCGAAGCCGAGCTTGGGTCGATACGCTAATTCGCGAGGGTCGCCGTCTTTCGCATACCACGCCTCGAGGTGCCGTTCGACGCGGCCCCACCTGACTTTCCACGCGATGAGGTCCGAGACTTTTTTCCAGCCGTCACCAGGGCCTTCGCCCGGAACGACTCGCGGCGCAACGTCATGCGCGACCAGAAGGCGAGCAGGTGCTTGTACTCGTCCTGCCGGAACACCTCCTCGCCCACCTCGGGCGAATACACGATCGGCTCGCCCTTCTCGTCTTCGATCCCCTCCCAGTCGATGAACGCTTTGCGGACCGTGCAAAGGAAGATGATGTCCTCCTGGTCCTCCTCGGGGATGTCCTCGGTGCCGGGGTTGTTCTCCCGCCACTCTCCAATCAATCTCGCGAACTCGGCGTCGAACTCGGGATTCCATGCTCGAGCGGTGCGTAGACGGACCCCGGGGTATCCCGGGTAGTCCATCCACACGCCCTCGACTTCCGTCTTCGTGTCAATCGCCAGCTCGGTGAGTTTCATTCTAGGTTCGCGCCATCCTCATCGTGATCCCCTCGGTTCCGTGCTTCTTGGCCTGCCACGTCACCGACCCGAGCACCGCTGCACTCTTGCCCGTGACGTTCCGGGCTCCATCGGTCAGGTTCAGGGCGGGGATGTCGAAGACGTGCCCGTTCCCCGACGAGTCCTCGAAGGCGAGCAGGGTCGAAACGTCCCCGAACGACTCGACGTCGTCGAAGACGGTCTGGTCCTCGTAGTACATCTCGTAGGACCCGGAACAGTTCGCCTCGCCGCGCCCGACCTGCTCGAGGCCAAGCACGCCCGCGCTCGAGATTTCATAGAGGCCGTTCGAGTAATTCAGGGAGAACCGCGTCATTTTCGCGGCGCGGTCTCCGTTGAAGACGAACGTGTCGAGGTCGCCGGTCACCGAGTAGACCCTCGAGGTCGTGGCGGTCCCGGTGGTGGAGAGGGCCGAGGTCGCTCCGATCTCGTCTGCGGCCAGGAAGGTGAACGAGCCCA